TTTTTCACCACCTTTAAGTGTTACTTGTTCGCCTATGTCTGTGGCAAGCATTTCTTCGCTTTCCCAATCTAGTTCTGGTAGAGCACCTGCTTCACGTAATTTTTTTGCGTATTGAAATGTTTCTAGGTAGGATTGACTGCCATGCCTAAAAGGACTATCGCATAATGCTCTTCCTTCTTTGACATGTCTTGCTAATGCTTGTAATGATTCGTTGACTGGATTAGTACCTTCTACAATCTCAAAATCATCTGTTGACGTACCAGTGTAACGTGATGCTGTTCCACCATGTTGTGCTCTTGCTTTTTCTTTGGCACTTTTATCATGCATAGCAGTGACTTTATATTCTTTACCACTGCTTTTGTGTTTGACTTTATAGTGCTTAAAAGACTCTGTTATTAAATCATTAAATTGCATAGTTGTATCCTATTTAACAACTATTTATCACAATTATGTTATTTTAACTAGGAATCTTCTTCGGTCTTTGGAACTCTCACAATAGTGATTCCACGTCGAACTAATTCGTTGCGACATTTTTGTTTAATCTTAGGTTTACCACTATCGTTATTGATATACTCGAATAAGTCTTTATTAGTTTTGTTTTTGATATAGTCATGAACTGTAGAAACTTTTCTAGTTACTTTGTCCATTTGCTTGAAAGATTTTGAAAATTTTACTGGCATATCTATCTCCCTTGTCCTCTATATTTTTTGTGTGACCTTCTTTTATGCTTGTTCATTGTAGATGTACTTATTTTAGTTCTTCTACCACGACCGCCGTTACCAATGGAAGATGATTTCCTTGTTGCTACATGCGTTACTTTAAAACTGCTTCTTGCCATCGCCCCTCGAGTTTAACTCATACTACAGAGTTATTTGATGCATGTATTTATTTAAAAGATTTTGATTCTTTCTTAAGTTTGGCAATTTCTTTTTCTAGTTTAACTATTCTATCTCCAAGTAGTGGATATTGTTGTAACCACTTTTCTTCTCTAGATAAAATTTCTATGTCATATCTCTTGGCAACCCATGCCATAAGATTGTCTAAATGTTTTTGAAACCATACACCAACCTTGGTGTTTTTGAACCATTGATAGAAACTACTTCCTATTATACTTGATAATATACTTTTTAATGTTAGAATGAATAACCAATGCATTTTACTTCTTAGATTTTTTAGTTGTATTGCTTACGTTTTTAGCCTTGCCTCTTCTGTTTTTGTTAGGATCATTCCTACGTTTCTTACTTACTGCGGCACCAATGGCTTTCTTACCACCTTTGGCTCGTAAACTTGCGGCTCTGCTTTTGCTTAGACATTTAGGTTTACCTTCACCTTTTTTACTGTCTCCACATTTACCAATTCTTTCACCTTTGGTATTATAACGGTCCCAGCCTCCGCCGCCAGCACCGCCTTTTTTGCCTTTGCCAAACCATGCTCTTAAATTTTCATTAAGTATAATTTCACTTATCAGCATCGTCAATGTCCTTTTTTAAATCATCTAAGTCTGCTTCTATATCATATAGTCTAAACTTATTGACTTTGTCTTCTTGTCCTGGTATTAACTCAGGATGAAATTTCATTTCAACTATTCTAGCATCTTTCTTTATAGACTTACCATCCACTAATACTTCAACTTCAAATGGTACATGTTTTTCATACCAATATGCCATCTCATATCCGCCATCGTCTAATAATTTTACTAATAGTCCTCTGTCGTAATCTTTTTCTTCTGCTTTGAGTACTTTCATTTCACCACGTGGTAAATTCAAAGCAATGTTCCTATCACCTGATGTAGGTTTATCTTCTTCTACTGCTTCTTTTTTTACACAATTAGGAACACGTTTGCCAAACATAGTCTTCATTCCTTTCTTTTGATATCCTTTCCAACACTTTTCAACTATTGTTTCTACTATGCTTGGATCTATTTCTTGTGCTGTGAATTGTTGCATTAAGTCTACAATGTCATCATCTTTGTCTACAATTTTATAATCTTGGTCAATTATAAGTGCCATGTTGTCTGGGTAACCGTGATTCTCTCCACTTAATACATGCATACCATTGCTTAACTCAATATGGTCATCTTGATTTACCCACCTATGTATAACTGATTCAACTTCTTCATGTGGAAGTTTATCTAACTTAGGTTCTGTGTTAAGTTTAACCACATTCTCATTTTGATATATTTCGTATAATCTCATTTACTTCTTCTTTTTAGATTTGTTGCCCCAATTCTTAGCACCTTTCTTTCTGCATTGCACTAATGCTCCACTGGCGTATGCACTGGGCCAAACTTTATATCTTGATTTAACTTTGTGATAACAAGCATCTTTCTTTTCTGCTAGTCTATCGAATTCTGCTTCTGTAATTAATTTGCCTACTGATTCTTGTAATGTACGATAATGTTGTGGTGGTAAAAGCATTAATTTCTCTACATGCTCTAGTTGTAATACTCCACCTTCTTTTTTATGTTTATGTCTTCTAACACTTACTGTTTTGCCGATTAATTTTGCTAAGTGTTTAATAAGTCCTATATCATCATATGCTTCTGACCTTATTTGGTCTAAAATACTGTTTATGATATCTCCTCTGTCAGCAACAAGTACACCTTCATATACACCTTCTAATTCTGATAAATCCAAAGCATTCATTACATCGTATATTACATCACTTGAACTTATAGTATCTAAAACACTACCACTAGCAAAGTTTCCAATAGGTTGTCCACCTACTTCCATTTCTGGGTCTACACAATCTGCTACATCTAATTGTTCTAGTTGTTGATAAATTGCATATTCTAATTCTTCTTTGTTTTCATAACTAGATTCTCTGCCAGCAAAGTTGTCTATTAATTTTTGAATACATGCTTGTTGAATAATACTTCTTTCTTCACCTTCGTCCATTCTGGAAAGTATATCTTTTCTTTTATCTTTCCTGTCGTAATCTTTTTCAGACTTATGAGCACCAGCACCACTTTTATTCCTAGAATGTTTTGCAACAGGGTTAGGTTGATTTTTGTTAGGGTCATAAGGTTTAGGTTTTTGAGGTTTACTTTCGCCAACAAGTCTCCCTTGATAAGGATGTGGACTTTCATGTCCCTTGTTAGGCTTAATTTTCTTAGGCTTTTTTTCTTTAGCCTTTACTTGGTTTGCCTCATTTAAAAAGTCTGTTAGTTTCATTATACATTCTCTAATCTAACCATAAGCCTTTCTGCTCTGTTAGTAACTTGTTTATGCCATCTTGAATCTCTGCCTTCTACTGCGGCTTCTTTCCAGTCACCTTCTAATATAGCGGCATGCATTTTTTTAAATTTGCTTAATCTGGTTCTACCCATATTAAACATCATGTTGACCAATATTTGTTGGACTTCATCTGGTAATTCTCCAAACACCCCTTCTTCGTATAGTAACTCACATTCTCCAATGGCAATGTCGAGGTCTTTTTCAAAACATTCTTTTGTTCTTTCTTCTGAAACTGGTGTGCCAACTTCTTGTCCGTATTCTGGGTCTGACTCGAGGACGAGATGACCGACACCGAACGTTGGGTAGCCGAGATGGTCTTTATAGATTTCATTAACAACTCCTTCGTCTATTTTAAGTTGTTCAAATACTGCTTCTCTATTCAATTTCGTATCCTTAAATAAATTTTTAAACATTATGTGTGTATTTATCAGTTTCTTTATTTTTGCCAAAAAAAAGCACACCCGAAGGTGTGCTTAAATTTTATATTAGGTTTCTTATGCTACTGAACCGTAATCTCTAGCAATATTACTTGTAACCCCAGCCTGCGTAATAACAATCGCTGTTACTGTAGCAGTTCCGGATGATGCACCGCCTTGCGTAATTGTTGCAACAACATCTGTGGCAGATGTATAAATGTGTTGATGATTGCTTTGAAATTGAAATGTCTGAGTCATGTCAGCATCTCCGGCACTAAAATGCCTATCTGCATCACCACTATCACCTATTTGGACTGCTGTGGTAGAGTTTGCACTTACCCACGGACTGCCAACGTCAACGTGTACACTGAATATCATTGAATTTGCTGGTGCTTCAAACAATGTTGTAGTCCCTGTGTTGTATTGCACTTCCGTACTTACATATTGAGCAACTGTTTGAGTAGCACTATCAAATTGTCCTTTTGTAAAGAATGCTGTAGCCTGTGTTGCATCAGCACCTTTTACTTCTACTAGAGTTGAACCATCATTGTCAGTAAACGTAAATTCGTTATCTGTAGTGTTTGTGAGAAGTTTTAATCCGCGTTTTCCGAACTGGACAAGACTGCCTAGTCCTTTCAACCCGAAGTTATTAATATCTGCCATTGGTTACTCCACTCATAATCGATTATGTAGTTGTCTACAGCATTATTTATCAAATTTTTGATATGACGTTTGCAAAGAAGTCTGCATACTTTTGTATTCCTACAACGTCTGGATGACAGTCATCTTTCTTTGCCCAGTTTTTTTCTTTATCACTTAAACCTTGTACAGGATTAAAATTATCCATGTACTGATTAAAACAATTATCCATGTGGGGCCAATTTATTTTATATTGAGTATTTGTAAAAGGACATGTTCTAATTCTTATATCTCTGGCTGTATCTTCTGCATGTATGAATCCCCAAAGAACTTCTGCATCTTTGTATAAATTTTTATAATTCATAGCAACGTTAATTGCATTTATAGTTTGCCATAAGAAGCCATCTAACAATGGGTCGTCATCGTCTTTATTAACTTTTTCTATGTCACACATTCCTACAAAGTTTACGTTATTTTTTAAACCTAAAGTAATGTCTAAATTTAATTTCTTTTTAATTTCATTGCTGTTCTTAAATACAGCATCAATCTCTTCTGGTAATATTGTATAAAAACTTTTTATTTTACCTAAGTCATAATCAAAGTATGTAATTCTATGATCCACAGTAAATCCAAATATAAACAGAGGTTTGTTTGAAGGCTTATCTTTTATGTGCTGAATAGGTTGTAATGCAATATCATAATTGCTTGACCCACCTTCTGCTAAGTTTACCCAAGGTACATTTAATTTGTTTCCTAGCCTTGCGGGCCATGTTTCAACACTTGTGATGTTGATAACGTTTTTAGCACCTTCAGTAAAACTGTCTCCTGAAGCAATTATTCTATCTATTTCCATATCATTATTTAGTTGACATCGATAGTGTATGAGTGTATAATTTAGCCATGTTTGACGAATCTATACAACGCATTGGTTTCTGTTGCAAATATCTGGACCCGGATCAGACGCAAAAGCCTAAGATCCTTAAGGAGATACAGCAGAACTACACAGAAAAGGTAACTACTGTTGCTTGGTGCAAACGACAAGAAAAGTCTGTTGCGGAGCAACGTATGTTGGATCTAATAGAACACAACATGCAAAGTGCCTACAATCTTGTGGAATGGGTAGGCAGTCTACCTGAGAACAGGAGGATGGTACGTCTTGGAAGTAATCAAATACCTATGGCTACTGAGCCAAATTTTCGCTACATGTGGGACGATCCTGATAATATCAGAATGCTGGAGAAAGGATTCGCCAAGGTGGGCGAACTGGCTCGTGCTCTTGATGTGCGTATTAGTTTCCATCCTGGGCAGTTTTGCGTATTGGCTAGCGACAAGCCTGATGTTGTAGAACGTAGCATTGATGAATTTGAATATCATGCAAACATGGCACGTTGGATGGGTTATGGTAAAGAGTTCCAAGACATGAAAATTAATGTACACATATCTGGTAGGCATGGTGCAGAAGGAATCATACAAACATTGCCGAGACTTTCACCTGAGGCCCGTAACACTATTACAATCGAGAATGATGAGATGTGTTGGGGACTAGATGAGTCTTTGAAATTAGAAAAACATGTGGCGTTAGTCTTAGACATACACCACCATTGGATTAGAGATGAAGAATATATACAAGCGAATGATGACCGTATTAAAAGGATTATTGATAGTTGGCGTGGCGTCCGCCCTGCTTTACATTATAGTTATAGCCGGGATGAATGGTTACCTGACCCATCCTTGCTTGAAGGGACAGACAAACATGGAACTATGCATGACATACAGTCCTTACTCGATTTAGGTTGTAAGAAACAAAAACTTAGAGCACACTCGGACTTTTACCCTAATGAAAAAACTAATGAATGGGCATTGACATTTTGGCAAGACTTCGACATCCAGTGCGAAGCAAAGGCAAAAAACCTAGCCAGTGGACAGTTATGGCAACAAGCCATTAACTCTGGTATGATAACACAAATTGGCTCCGGAGCCTGTGTTGACTGATTGGGGAACGCCGAGTTCCTTTACTATCTATCACATCTTAATGAGCGGTGAAACATTTTTTGTGTCAACTGGTTCTATAACCAATCAGTTACTTTTATTTACATGATAACTGAAATATGGTATCGAAATACCGAATTTTTGTTAAATATAGCATTGGAGACCACTAAATGACCTATGTTGTAAAATCAGAATGTGTTGATTGCAAACACACCACATGTGTTAAGGTCTGCCCAGTGGATTGCTTTCATGAGGGAGAAAACACACTAGTTATAGATCCTGATGTGTGTATTGATTGTGCAATATGTGAACCAGAGTGTCCAGTTAATGCTATAGTATCTGATAGAAAACTTGCACCTGAGGATCATCATTGGTTGGAGTTCAATAGAGAAATGAGTCAAGATGCCAAATGGCCCGTTATTACCAAAGTAAAAGATCCTATGCCCACTTATGAAGAAGCGGCAAAATATACTGCTGACGAGAGTTGGTCTAAAGTTAGCAGAATTCCTTTTAAAGAAATAGAATAAATAAACAAACATTTACGCCAATAATCATGGCAACAAAAACTTGACACAGCCACACGAATTTAGTATAATATAATTTATTAATGGAGTTGGAGACATGGAATTGATAACCATAAAGTCAGTGCTACTATCAATGATGGTAAGTTATGCACCATACAATGTGGACGGAGTCAAGATAGACCCTGAACAAGCATTATGTTTAGCGACAAATGTATATCATGAAGCAAAAGGAGAATCCTTAGCAGGTAAAAGTGCGGTTGCTCATGTAACATTAAATAGGGTAAAACACCCTAAGTATCCGAACAATATCTGTGATGTTGTTCACCAAGCAAAGTATTACACAAACTGGAGAGGTAAAACACAACCTGTGATTGGCTTATGTCAGTTTAGTTGGTACTGTGATGGTAAAAGTGATAATATCCAAATAGTATATCTAAATGGAACTAGAGCAGGAAAGGCTATAGGCCCTAATATGGAGTCTTGGAAACAAAGTGTGCAAGTTGCATTATTGGCAATGAAAGGCATGACTATAGATCCTACGACGGGTGCGACACATTATTATAATCATAATATAAGTCAGCCTAAATGGGGAAGTGTGTATCCTGTAGTTGCTATTTTGAGCAATCATACCTTCTTAGTTCGAAACGATTAAAACTGTATATTAAGATAAATACTCTTGTAGGAAACAGGAGTAATTATGTACGAGTACAGATGTAAAGTCATCAAAGTGATTGATGGCGACACAGTAGACGTGGATATAGATTTAGGGTTTGATATTTTACTCAGAGACGAAAGAGTTCGTATTATGGGTATAGACACACCTGAAAGTAGAACCAGAGACAAAGTAGAAAAGAAATTTGGTTTGGCTAGTAAGGCTAGGTTGAAAGAACTTATAGGTGGTAAATCAGGTCCAATTCTAAAAACACAAATCAACAAAAAAGGCGAAGACATGCGAGGCAAGTTCGGTCGTATCTTAGGTGACTTTGTTACTGAGGATGGTCGAATGGTTACTGAAATATTAGTAGAAGAAGGTCATGCAGTTGCATACTTTGGTGGTAGTAAAGATGAGATACAAGACAAGCATATGGCTAACCGTAAAAAGTTAATCAGAGAAGGACTTGTTGACGTAACTCTAGAAGAAGCCGGAATTGTTTAAAAAATAGGTTGACTTTCCATAACTATTCTGTATAATATAATTTTACAGGATAGAACTATGCTTATTGAAGTTATTAAAGAGAATGAAGTTGTCAGTTGCAGACTTACAACAGGCGAAGAATTAGTTGCAAGACTAAAAAAAGATAAAAGAGATGACGGATACGTCGAACTTGATACGCCACTGATTGTAGGTAGAAGTGCTGAAGGCTTCGGACTTATGCCATATATGATGACGGTGAATCCAGAATCAACAGTATCAATTAAGATGGAACATGTTTTAAGTATGGCTAAGACTAATGACGAGATAAGTAAAGGCTACACACAACAAACATCAAAGATTGAGACACTATGACAAAAAGATTTTATTCAGGAAAAACTTATGCACATAATACAGGACATTCATGTGCATTTAGACAATGGCGAGCAGATAGCCATTGTAATTTAATCCATGGTTACGCATTACAGTTTGAATTTCTCTTTGGAGGTGATGAACTTGATGAACGTAACTGGATAGTGGACTTTGGAGGACTAAAGCCACTTAAAGAATGGTTGAAATTTATGTTTGACCATACTTATCTACTTGCAAGTGATGATCCAGAGTTTGAAACATTTCAAATGTTAGCAGACAAGGGATTAATTGATTTGAGAGTAGTTGGAGGTGTTGGCTGTGAAAGATTTGCCGAACAGGCATTTGATGAAGCAGACAGAATTGTTAAGGAACTGACTAATGGCAGGTGTTGGGTACAGAAGTGTACTGTTAGAGAACATGAAGCCAATAGTGCCACAGTTGAACTAGCAGACCACCAAAAAGTACGTTTTATAGAAGACGTACAATAACTAACAGGCCCTTGGAGCCGTGGGACGCCTAAAGTCCATTATACGATGATAAAATATATGAGAAGAGTCGTTAAAGAAAGTAGGTACAGACGTGTACCTATTTTTTTATTCGTAAGAAATACCTAATTCTTTCCAAAATTTATCTCTGAAATCAAAATGAGTTAAATTCATAAACCTAATCCAATTTTTTCTACAAATACGTTTTAGTTCTTTTGTATCGTAACTGTCTATATTTTGTATAATTTCTATAATGTTGTCATTTGTTGTTTCAAAATCATCTGTATGATAGTTACCAAACAAACTTGTAAAAGTGTCGAATCCTAATTCTTCTAATCTTTCTAATTGTTTAATGTTACAGTTAATCACAAATGGCATACCAAATGCAATTGGCTTCCAAGTTTTCTCTGTAATTGGAGCACACATATAGTCTTGCGGTTGTCCTTTGTATGTACAATGTGTTTCGTGTACTACCCATAGTTTTGTATTCCATAGCCATTGTTTAGCAACAAATCTATCCTTTAAAAAGTTTTGGTCTGTATGATCCTTTTGGTGTTCATCATAATCTATTTTACCATAATCAAACCCACCAATAAATGCTGGTACACCTAGTTTTTGTATCTTATTTTGAAAGTCTGTCCTATGAGGTTTCGTATGGCCCAACAATGCAACATACTTGTATTGTTTTTCGTCTATACGATTAATGCTATTTGCTACAAATTCTTCATAGTTGCTACACCAAGGTATCCATTTCTGATAATGCTCTCTACATTCCATATAAAAATAATGTACTTGTACACATTTTATATCATCTATTTTAATTGCATTATCTCTTATTAATACTGGATTTTTAGCAAGTTTTAAATCTTCTAGTACATCTAAATCATAAACAGATTCATCTAGATGATGACCATAACAAGGCAAACCTCTTAACCATGATTCAGTAAAATTTGTTACAATAATATTTTTATCTTTTGCCCAACTTCTATCTTTAAGCAAAAACCAATTACCTATAGTGATTTCTAAATATTGCTCAGTATCAAAATTTCCTGTTAATACATCTTGAAAGTTTACATATTTTTCTTCTAATGACCACTCTCTATTAAAATTGTTCATTTGACTACAAGCAAGATGCCAAACATCTTGATTATCACCAGATGCATCTTTATCCTTTGCTACATCAAAATAACCATGACTGTTTAATATTTCTTTTTTAAAATATGAATTATTTTCGAATCTGATAGGAATTATCATTATGCGTTTGAATAGTTACTGTACTTCTCTATCAAACGTAATGCTTCATCTTGTGGTAGTAATTTTCTTCCTGGATTTTCTGGAAAGACACAACATGGTTGAACATTATAAAATGTATCTTGTTCTGTGCAAAATGGTCTCTGCCAATAATTGCCGTCTGCATCTTTTTCCACCATTATGTGAAACGGTATGTTTTGAAGTACGGTAGTCATATCCATGCCTGTCTGTGTACTGGTTGTTCGTTGTAGTCTATCTAAATACTCACCTGTTTTACTTACACCAAACATAGGAAATTCTTGGTCGTCCCAATTATTATTAACTTTCCATGCATGTTGTTGTCCTTGGTCATATCCAAATTTTGGCTCATAAGCACCTACTGTATCGGAGTAAAATTGGCTTAGCCATTTTTTCTCATCTTCCCAAGGATCATCGTGTTCTTTTTTTGTAAAAACATCTACAAGTTTATCATCTACATATTTCTTAATTTTCTTACCGCCTTTAAAGGCCCTGTAACAAAGGTTGTCGTTAATGACACATTCTATATAGTTTTTACTAAGGTTGTGAGTCCAGTATAGTTCCATAACTAGTTATTTATATAGATAAATACAATTACTATGTTGTTTGGTCTATTCACATTGTTCACTGCTATCGCCATCGCTGGCGTAGCCGCTTGGTTTTCCATAGAAGGTCTTATGGCGATTTTCAGTGCCTCAGCAGTTCCTATTGCTATTATGGCAGGTACACTTGAAGTAGGTAAATTACTTACAGCAAGTTGGCTATATAGATATTGGAACGAAACCACTATGCTATTAAAAGTGTATCTATCTACAGCCGTGGTTGTATTAATGCTTATAACAAGTATGGGTATTTTTGGATATTTGTCAAAAGCACATTTGGATCAAGCAGGCGAAAGTAGTTCAGCATTTGCCACAGTAGAAAGAATTGGTGGACAAATTGCTAGAGAAGAAAATAAAATAGAAATAATAGAAGATAGAATACTTGCATTAGGCGGATCAACAGATGTAAGCCAAAGTATTAGTCAACAAGAAGAAATTAGAGATGGTGCATGGGCAAGAGTACAAGGTGATATAGATTATAATCAAGAACAGATAGAAAACGTCAGAGCTCAACTAAAAGAAGACATTGCACAATTAGATAGTAGACTAGCCGCACTAGATAAATCCGTAAATGACCTTAGAGCAAAAGGTGTAGAAGTTGTTACACTAGATGAGGGTGGTGCATTTAGACAAGCGGAAACAGAAAAGATAGATTACGTTGCTCAAGCAAATGAATTGTTTGCAAATCAAAAACCAGAACGTGATACCATAAAAGAAGAAAAGAACACTATAAGACAAACTGCAAGTGCAGACATTAAAGTATTTCAAGATACAATAGATAACTATAGAGCCCAAGCACAAAAAGTTATTGATGATGCAAATGCAGAAATAAACAGATTGAGAAATCAAAGCACAGACCAACAAGACACAAACCTACAGAAGATAGATGAATTCAACACAGACATAGATAATCTTTACGACAACATTGCATTACTAAAAGACGAAAAGTTTGAAGCAGAAAGCATAGTAAGAGAATTAGAAATGGAAGTTGGACCAATCAAATATGTAGCAGAACTAATTTACGGCGGTGATAGTCAAGGCTATTTAGACCAAGCAGTTAGACTATTCATATTGATGCTAGTATTCGTTTTTGATCCACTAGCAGTCGTATTGATTATTGCCGCCAACCAAACATTACTTAGATATGGGATAAACTTAGAAAAAACAGGACCAAAAGGAGATGGTAATGGAAGTAAACAGTATTACACCGATTCAGAGTATTCCGACGACCTCGGTAAAGTCTCTGAGCCAACCAGAAACGTTATCGAAACAGGTAGTTTACAAGATAGTGAACCAAGGGACAACGCAACAAGCGACGACATACATTTACGACAATCAGGGGAGAATGGTGACGAGTTACGTGACACAAGTGGACCTACTAGTGTAGAATATTTCGACAGAGATGAAATGCCATCAGCAGTAGATGATGCGGCTGTGGCAATGGCAGAAGCGGCGGCTAATCAGGCAAAAATAGAAGAACTAGAAAAACAACTACAAGAAAAACCAAAAGAAGTTATAGTTGAAAAAGTAGTCACAAAAGAAAAAGATATCAAATTAGACTTAAATCCGCCCAAAGCAATTTTAGACTTAGAAAAAAAGTTAAAGCAGAGGTTGGACAAGGATGACAACTAAAAAAGAACTGCAATCAGCATTAGACAGTTTATGGGAACGATATGGTGGTACATTATCTATGTTAGATGATGCACTAACCAAATTAGAAAAGAAACCAAAAGAAACAATCAGAGAAGTAGTCGTTCCATTATCCACAAAACAAGAACAGATGTATAATCTAAAAATACGCGAACTTGAATCACAAATAGCAACTTTAGAAAAAAAGTTAAAAGCAAAACCCAAAACAAAAACAGTAGAAAAGGTAGTAGAAAAGGAGGTGCCTGTCCATGTCGAAGTCGAGAAGATTGTTGAGAAGGAAAAGATTGTTGAGAAACCTGTCGAGGTCGAAAAGATTGTCGAGGTTATTAAAGAAGTCGAGGTTCCAGGACCAGAACGAATTGTTGAGCGAGAAGTAATAAAAGAAGTACCGGTTGAAGTTATCAAGGAAGTTGAAGTTATCAAGGAAAAAGTTGTTGAAGGACCACGCAGACCCCAGACTATAGAATTGCCTGCTACAGGCGACCTTAAAGCCGCGGCTACATTAATTGCAAACAGTGAAATGAATGTAAACGATTTAAGCACACAAGAAATACTCACTATGTTGAAGGATTTAAGTGCTGAAGAAGTAAATAATAAGTTAGGCTTTTGGGCTATTCCTTTACCAACGGATGGCGACGATGATAACACTGAAACGAGATATACTATTAAAAAATGACAGACACAACAAATGATAAAAATCTAACTTGTAGTTTTTGTGGTAAAAGTAGAAACGAAGTTAAAAAATTAATAGCCGGCCCTAATTCATACATTTGCAATGAATGTATTAGTATTAGTCATAAGATTATAAATGATGAAAATCCTATAGATGATTTAGACATAGCAGAAATCCCCACACCTAATGAAATAAATGAACATTTGAATAATGTTGTTATCAGTCAAGACCATGCAAAAGAAGTTTTAAGTGTTGTAGCATACAATCACTACAAAAGATTATTTTATGGAGATGAAGAACCTAAAATAGAAAAAAGTAATGTTGTTATGTTAGGACCAACAGGTAGTGGTAAAACTTTACTTGCTAAAACTCTTGCAAAAAGATTAAATGTTCCTTTCACTATTGCTGATGCTACAACATTAACTGAAGCAGGTTATGTTGGTGAGGATGTAGAAAGTGTGATAGAAAGATTATTACATCAATGTAATTGGGACGTTTCGGTTGCTCAACATGGAATTGTGTTCTTAGATGAAATAGATAAAAAGGCTCGTAGCAGTGAATCTAACGCCAGTACAAAGGATATTAGTGGTGAAGGTGTACAACAAGCACTTTTAAGATTAATAGAAGGCACAGTTGTAAAAATACCTGCAACAGGCACAAAAAGACCTGACTATGTAGATGTTGATACAACAGATATATTGTTTATATGTAGTGGAGCATTTGTTGGTATAGAAAAATTAGTTAATGCAAGAATTAACAAAAAGAATATGGGATTCAATTCTAAACTTAATACAAAAGATGATACAGCATGGCAGGAAAGCATAGACCACAGAGATTTAATATCTTTTGGTCTTATACCAGAACTAGTAGGTAGATTGCCAAACATTGTAACA